GGTGGGGATTCTGGCATATATGCAGGCGAACCGGTAGCAAATGGTGGGGATTCTGGCATATATGCAGGCGAACCGGTAGCAAATGGTGGGGATTCTGGCTCTTGTGTTGGTATTTCTATTGACACTTCTTCTGGAGTTACTTCTATCTCTTCAGGTATGCGACTCTTTGGCTTTACATTAGTAACCATTTTTGTAATTATAGAATTATATTTTTCATTTGCTTCTTTTAAACCGCCAGTTTCATTTAATAATTTATTAATGTTATCAGAATAGGACATACTTAATAACTGGTCTACATTTTCATCTGTTATAATTCGCATTTGTATATTCATTACTTGAAGTTCTTGTATTAAAAGTTTTAAAGAATAAGGTACTCTTAATATACTAAAGGAACGACCAAATTTGCTCAAATTTTTAATATTTAGTGTAGCATCTGGATTGGTAAAAAAATCAATAGGACCATCAGCTAAAGGACTTAAGAATAAATTTCTGGATTCATTGTAAATAGCAATAGCACCAGATTTATTACAAACAGCAATATAATATTCATCGCCTCTCACTAAAAAAGATTCATTTAAAAAGTATGACATTCCGTGTGCGAGTACTCCATCCCGTTCCATCTCACCAATTCTGAGACCACCATCATTTGCACGTCCTTGGACAGGTTGGCGTGTTAAGGAAGTATTCGGACCTCTAGCACGATAATTTATCTTATCCTTCACCATATGCTTCAAACGCATATAATAAGTTGGACCAATGTAAATATCTGCATTTAATTGTTCCCCTGTCATTCCATTATATAACACCTGATTACCAGTAGAATTAAAACCTTCTTTAACAAGGAGTGGTGCATAGGTAGAATAATTTGCACCTTTTACTTGAAATGCTGTACAATCACCAAATGCACCATATGACGTACAAACAATACCAAATAAACTTTCTAAAATTTGACCGATTGTCATACGAGATGGTATAGCGTGTGGATTAATAATTAAATCTGGTCTCAGGCCATCTACTGTAAATGGCATATCTTCCTCTGGAATTATGAGACCTAAAGTCCCTTTTTGTCCTGCTCTTGAAGCCATTTTGTCACCTATTGCAGGGACTCTTTCTTCACGTATTCTAACTTTTGCAACATTAAATCCTTCTTCACCTAAAGTAATAAATGATTTATCTACATAACCAAGTTGTCCCTTTTTAGGTTTAACAGAATCATCAATCCAAACATCTTTATTTTCTAAATTTGAGTTTATTTTACCGATCAATATTACTTTATCATTTAACTCAGTATTTTCTTTAATTAATCCGTGGTCATCTAAAAGACTATAATCAAACCCTTGCTTTAACTTAATAACATTATTTTTTTGAATATTTGCAAATTTTGAATTATTTTTACCTGTAACTTTGGAGCTTTCTTCTCTCGCTTCATACATTGAATAATAAGTTGTTCTAAAAATTCCTCTATTAATGGAACCTTCATTTATCAAAATTGCATCTTCAACATTATAACCACCATATGTCATAATAGCCACAATAGCATTAACACCATATGGTTGTTCTTCATTATTTATATATTCTAAATATCGTGATTTAACTAAAGGTATTTGGCCATAGTTTAATACAACACCCATTTTATCTATACGCATCTGATAATTAGAATGATATACGGATACAGCTTGCTTACTTTGCCCACAAGAAAAAGCATTACGTGTTACAGGGTTATTTTCAGGATAATTTATTTGATTACCCATAACACCAAAAATAAGGGAGGGATCTATTTCAATATGTGTATAATATTTACTTTGATTAAGATATTCCTCTGTAGTTGCAATCAAGGCGGATTCTTCTTCTGCTGTATCCACATAATCTACAACAGATTTGTATTTTTGTAAAACATCATAAATAATGGATTGGTCTTTACCACCTATGTCACTATATAATTCATTTAAATCATATAACTTATTCTTTTTCGTAGAATAAGATTCATCTGATTTTTGTTTGAAACCTGAAATAATTTGTTCCCAAGTAATAGTACCTTTATTTAATAATTCAATGACTTCTTTTCGATTATAACTTTCTTTACCATTGTCGATATAATATATTGGTCTAGTAAGCCGACCACTATCTGTGTATATATTTACCTGATTATGGTCAAAATCAAAAGAAATACTCGTGTATATAGGTATTATACCATTTCTTCTATACAACTTTATTATTTCTACTAATCCTAATTCTTGTTTATCTGTTGAAATCGGTTTATCTATAACACCAACCCAATTACCATTAACAAAGATTTTGGAACTCGTTGCTAATTGTTCAGATGAACATTCTAAAATGATACGCATTGGTGTATTTCTTCTTAACCACTTAACAATTGGATGTGCAGATGATCCACAAGTTATATATGCTGTAATTGCCATATGTTTATGTAGACCAATATTACCACCATCAGGAGTATCAATTGGGTCAATTAATCCCCATTGTGAACTATTTAATAATCTAGGACCTACAACTTTTGCACTTGCATCTAACGGTAAATTAATCTTACGTAAATGAGATATATGTGTATTCCAACTTAAACGATTTAGATCTTGTACAACACCAAGACGTTTAGTATGCGCTTCAGAACCCCAATTACCTTTAAATGCCTTTTTAAAACCACTCTCCACAACTCTATCTTTAAAAAATGTTTTAAAATTTGATTCAATTAAACTTACAAAATTATCACTGTATTTATTAGATTCTTTAGGATTATTTTTTTGTTGTTTTTTCTCCTTTCTTGATAATGTATCATCGTCTTTATATTCACCTTTGTGGTAATAATATTCTTCATCTATTTTTCGTGTAATATCTTTCTTTTGTATTAAATAATATTCTCTAAATAAATCATAAATTAAAGAGCCAGATAATTCTACTCTTTTAAAACGGAAATTATCACGGTCAGTTGGTTTCTCTTCTTTTGTATATACTTTTAATAAACGGAAAACCATATAGCCAACAAAATAAGCTTTATCTAGAAAATTCAAATCTCCAATATGAGGTAAAAAATAATCCGATAAAATTTCGATAACACCTGAAACAGTTCCTCTCTTGGTTAATTCAGCAATATATTCAAGTGCTGTTTGTTGGTTAAAAAATTTATTAGCGTCGTGTACCGAAGGAATAAAATAATCAATATAAGAACTGTTTTGCTCAAGGTCTAATAAACACGTTTTAATGATATCTTTATCAGATACAACTCCAAGTGCCCTCATTAAAATGAAAAGAGGCACTGGTTTTTTAACATTAGGTACAGCGACTACTATTTGATTATTACTTAAGGATGGGCTAGGTGCTACCATTCTCACTGCGGACGTTCTTATGGGTTTAGATGTATCTTCAGAGACAGAGCGAATTTCAGCTGAAAAACTATAATTATCGTCGTCTTTGTGGCTTTTAATGTAAATCATATTATCTGCAAATTTTTCTTGAGATATAAGAACCTTTTCCTTACCATCAATAATAAAATATCCACCAAAATCATTACGACATTCACCCATATTGAATCGAACATTTTTATCAAGTGACTGAAGAATACATAAGTCAGATTGAAGCATTATGGGGAATCGTCCTAGATAAATATTATTAAGTATTATTTGATGTTCTTTTCTCTCTTCACCTACATAATAAATAAATTCAACAACTACATCATAATGTATGGTTATACCATAAGTCATATTTCTTAATCTTGCATCATTTGGGTACATATAATGCGCATTATGGTCATCATAAATAATTGGTTTACCAAAATAAATTTTGCTGCCATCTTTATCACCTAAATATAATAAACATTCGTTTCTTTTACCAGAAGAATCAATAGCTTCTTCGTCTCTCTCAATAAATCGAATAGGATTATTTTCGCGAAAAATTCTTTTAATACCATTTCTAAAAAAATCATTATAGGACTCTAAATGATGAGCTACTAAATTGTTAGGATTATCTATAAAATATTTGTCAATTAATTTCCACGATATTTGTTCTCTTTCCATTTTATATTATAATAGTCATATTTTTTTAAAATATTATTATTATATATATTATTACATATTTATTATTGTAATAAAGCAGCTTTTAATTTATACGATAATTTTACGTTATCCATAAAATCTCTTTTTTCCCAATTACCGCCACCACGATAATGCAAAAATTTATTGTCATAAATTTCACAATAAAAATTATTATCTATATTGCGTGGATCTGTTTCTAAGAAACCAATAAGTTTATTTTTATTTTGTATATTTACAGGAATATTCTCTCTATTCCATTCTAACGATTTTAAAAATTTAATAAATTTTATTCCATTTGATTCACAAACGATATTATCATTATTTTTAAGTTTATCTACATCAGGAAAACAAATATTTGTTGTTAAGAGCCATCTATACATCATACCACCGGTATCTGTAGTTAGTGTACAATGCCAATTCATTAAATATATATTTTGCAATTTATTCATATCAAAATAATACAAACCATTCCAAATATAATGAATATTGGAACCATCTAAATTTTTTCGTTTTTGTAAAACAACACCACAATCATTTTTTTTATAATTATCTAACGTAAAATCATCTATTAAAAACATATCACTGTCTAATAAAAGATATTTATCGGGATTTTTCTTTTGGTATTCCAAAATAAAATTCATTGCTTCAGCAGTTCTGTAACTAGGTTCTTGGTACAAACGTGTAGATAATTTGTGATGTGCATTAGGAATATTAATACACTTAATGTTAAAATTGCTGCAAGTTTGTTCGATTATATTTTTAATAGTTGCATCCAAACCATTAGAATAGTCAGGAAAATCTTTTGCATCATTAAAAACAATAAATTCATAATCACATTTCATATATTTTTTAAGCGTGTAATATTGTATTTCAATAAAAATCGGATTATTTACCACAGATGTAATAACTTTCATATTTTTAATTAAAAATTATATTTTAATTAAAATAATTAAACTTAATAAACTTTAGGATGATACATTTAGTCAAACAATGTGTGATTTATTCTATAAACTAACATTTCTTGATGTATAGTATCATTATTTTTACTTAGAATATCATCTAATTCATAACAAAATAAATTTATTAATTTATGCATAGTCTTTATATTACCTATATAAATATTATCAATTCCACAATGGTGTTCATTATTAAACAAAAATATATTTTTTGTCAATTGTATTTCACTGTTATTTTGAATTAAATTAATAATATTTATATCAGTAAAATTATTACTATTATTTAGTACATCAAATCTACAATTTATAATCATTCTATTCTCCTGTATCTCTGTATTATAAAGATAATCTATTATTCTATATTTGCCATACCAGTAATTTTTCCAACCTATAATTGGCATAGGACCATTATTAATATTACCACATAAATTGCCATTTAATTGTATTTTAGTGTCATCGTCAATAATAATATGTTCTATTAAATGTTTTAAATCATCAAAATAATCATAAATAATTGTTTCATTCATATTTTTATTATTTATTGCTATGTGTCTCCAACTTATATTATTACTAAATATATTCCATGTATGTATGAATATTTTTAAATCAGGAAATATATTATATATATTTTTTATTAGATTATACAAATTTTTTGTTTCGAATGAATTTCTTACGTGTCCTCTAAGAACAAGTATCATATTTTATATTATTTCAAGAATATAAAATATTACAATAATATAATTGTATAATCCATATTCAGACGATAAAGGGTATTAAAAAATTAAAATCAATATATTTATCGTTATAATGAAAATTTTGAAACCAGTTATTAAACTATTTTTTAACTGTTTTACTATGTGTCGATTTTCTTTGCTTATTGCTCTTATTATTAGTAGTTTTCTTATGTTTTTTACTTTCTTTTTCAGTTTTCATTAATTGTTTCTTATTTTTTTTCTTATCATAATGATAACTTTCGAATTTGGTCCAAGGTTGAGAAGGTCTATCTTTTAAATAAGAACAAAAGTTTTCATACTGTATATGTTTTTTACAGAATTCATCTTTATTAAATGCGGTACCACAAGAACTACCGAATCGTGCAATAAATGACATATTCTTGGCTAGTTCTGTATTACAAACTATACCATCTACTGCACCGCGTGGGGCAAATGGTTTAGGTCTATCTGATTGTGACATATATTCTCTTGCATCTAATTCATAATGAGAACAAACAGTTCTAGAACAAGGATTATTATCTATTTTTAAATATACATCATAATGATCTGCTATTATTTTTTGTGCTACTTCAATATTTATTTTGCCTTTATATTTATCCATTAACTCAGTTAATCGTACACGTCTAGCACCTTGATGCCTTCTAATATCATAATAACCAGAATTAACTACTTCAATATTACGTATTCTTGGATCTATAACAGAATTAAATCCAATATAATAACCATTTTTTGTTCTTTCTATATTCTGATATTCTAAACCTAATTCTATACGCATTATTTCATTATTTTTGGTATCACCGAAAAGCCAAGAACTAGCATAGTCACCTGAGTTACCTTCCACTAAAAATTTAGCACAATCATCTAATTTTGAACCATATTGCATAGCTTTTCTTATTCTATACCCAATTGGATATTTTTTTTCATAAGGCATAAAACCTCCAATGGTAGTTTCAGTACCAATGATACCTGCTGCATTAACGAAAAAATCTGTACCACTCCATATCCAACACGGTGATGTTTGCATAATAAATCTAAAACCTTTATCTGGGTTTAAATCCAATATTATATTTGAATATTGACCATCTATAAAATCAGTAAAAGAGTTATGTGCTACTACTATTTTACCATCTGCCGTCCAATCACCTACTGCCATAAACGCACTGCATTTATCACCTGCTTTATTACCACCCTCTTTTAAAGCCCTTGTACCAGATACAATACTAAACCAATATGGAATGGACAAATAAAAATTCCACGCAATAATTTCATCTAAACTTGTTTTGCATCCATTTGCATTACAACCTTCTGCAATACCATCCATTTCTTCATACAGTTCGTGAAAATCATTTTTAGTCAATTCTTTAAATGATTTATTAATTTCATCTATAAAATAGTCCCAATTATAACCATACGATTCATACATAAAATATTTTAACATTTTCTGAATTTCTTTAAAATATTCGGCACATAAGTACCCATATGCATAACCTCTTTCTTTTGCTTTTCCATGAATAGATATATACATCCATCCATTTTCTTTATAGGAATAACCATTTTTTATTTTCATATATATTTAATTAATATAATTAATAAAAAATATATATTACATTACATATTTAATAGTAACAATCCCATTATAACAAATAGTAAAATAAAGGGAAAAAGTACTAAAAACCACGAAATTGTGGTATGACCATCTTTACATATCAAATTTAAAATCCAAGTCCAAAATAATATATATATAAATTTTATAATAAAGATTAATATTGTGCTAGGTACACGGCACGAAAAATTACCAACGTGATAACTATCTTTATATCCAATATTTTGCAACGCAACTGCTAATAAAGAAATAATAGAAATTACAAAGTAAACAAGGGCAGGAGTACATAATTCCTTTAATGTTTTTGGAAATTGAGCCATAACTATAATTTAACATTAGAAAAAAATTAATATATATATGATGCTTTTACTGTACTTAAATTTGCAGTAGAAGGTAGTTGTCCCTTCCACGGCATAGGATTAACAGGTGCTTGATAACCAGCTAACGCATTGTAAGCAGTTCCTAAACCATATTGAAATTGTCGTCCAACATTTATCAAATCTTGACCTAAAAAGTTTGATATAACACCACCTTTTTGTCTTCTTTTACGTGTGGTTTTTCCTCCAATCGAAAAAGGAGGGTTCGCACCAGTGTATGTAGTTGCAGTTTGTGGGTCAACTTTATAGCTATTATATGCTAAATAATTGCTGCCTCCTTGCACTCCATTAACACCTGGCCATCCGCTAACAGCTGGTGTCCAGTTATTACCAACTAATCCGTCCGGGTATGGAAGACCATTATTTCCAGATCCTCCCTTCATTTTACACGTACTACATTTACAACCAATACGATGTGATCCTCCTTTCTTTCTTCTCCCTCCAGATATTAATGGAACACCACAGCCACAACTACCACCTCTTTGAGAACTCTGAGGATTTAAAAAATTGAACCCAGAAGGTGTTGGTCCAGTGGACGGATAAGCAGGATTAGACCCATTCATATTTTGGGGAACGGAACTGTTAGAAGGTGCTAAACTTGCAGAACACGCACCTCCTTTTGCATTATAGGTTAAAAAAGAGGGGTTTGCTAAATTAGAGTTAGTTGATTTTCCACCTAAATAATTTTTACGAGTTTTTGAACATCCCTTCATTTTATATAGTTTTTGATTTCTTCCAGAATTCTTTTTACCCATTTTATATATTATATTAAGAAATTATTCAATGTCCACATGAGTTAAGAAATGTCTGCGACAGCACATTTTTTTCATATTTAATTCATCTAGAACCTCACCCTCAGGTGTTTTATCGTGAAATTCTTTTGTTAAATATAAAACTTTATCTATATCAATGGATTCATCATTTCCTTTTTTAGCTAATTTTTTTTTACGCACTTCTTGTACATAAAAACGATATTTGTCTGCTATAACCGTACCACAAGTAAAACATTTAATAGGGATTATCATTTCTTATATTTAGTATTTATATTATTCTTATATTCTTTTAAATATTATTCAATTTTTTATTATATTTTATTTTAATTAGTAAATGATTGGTAATATTAATTACTAGGACATTTAGTACCATAACATTTATTTTGATAATAATAATAATCTAAATTTATTGTTTTACCTTTTTTATCACTATTAAAAATAGGTCCATCTTTATTTCCGGCTACACATTTATTATTATTTGTCAATATACAGCACGATGTTGCATTACAATTTTTATTGCTTAATTTATTACAAGATTCATTTAAATTATTACTATTTCCGATATGACTTTTACAAAATGCATCACTTTTATTTGTAGTTAAACTGGTATTAAGGTTATCTAAACCTTCAATAGTAACTACTTGTAATAATTGTTTAGGATATTCTTTTGCGTTAAAATTAATTCCGGTTGATTGAATAAATAAAATTATTGAAAAAATTAATAAAACCATTATGAATACTTTTAATATATATTTCAAATTATTTTCATCCATTATTTTTATATATATAAAAGGTAAATATTTTATATGTATATTATATATGGCAAAAAATAGCACAAGTAAAAAATCGTCTATTTATAATAAAATAGGGAAAAATACTAGTAACTTTGTGGTGAATTCTGTACCTGTTATTGAAAAAGGAGTATCTACCGTTTATGGAACATTAGCAACTGGTTTTGATATTGGTCTAGAAGGTGCCAAAAATGTAGCTAAGGGTGTCAACAAATATACGAAATATAATAAGTCAAAGAGAAATAGTAGTAAAAGAAGAAATAAAAAAACACGTAGAAATTATAGACGCTAAATACTTAATATCGTTTATTTTCTATATTATTTTCGTCTTCGTGTTCTTAATTTATTTTTTTTATTTTTTCGTTTAGAACCACCTTTACTACTTATAGGGCTATAATAAGGGATTATAGACTTATTGAAATCCATCAACATTCTTCCTCCTCTTTTCTTTCTTGTATTTTTAGTATTTTTACTCATACAATATATTATATATTGTATATTATAAATTATAAATTGTTCATATATTTTTGAATATTAAATTTCTTCTATTGTGTGTCCTTTTGTTGTCTTAACTCGTTTACTACCTTTAGTTGTCGTTTTATGTATCTTATTATGGCATTTTTCACATAATGTCATTAAGTTAGCTAAAGTGTTTTTATGAAAGAATAAATTCTCGGTAGAAATTACACCATTTTCATTTGCGTTTGATTGATATTGAAGATGATGAACTTCTTTACCCGGATTTTTTCCACATTGCTCACACATATTTATTATTTTTTTAGAGTTATAATGTGATGTTTTGAGAGAAAGTAAACTACCATCTGTTGGTGAATATTTTAAACGAATATCATACGCAGCATCTATAAAATGTTGTGGTAAATTTAACGATTTACATACTTCAAGTCCATACATATTACTTCCAGGTCCATCTTTTAATTTACGATCATATACAAGAACATCTTTTTCCTTGTCATATTTAACTTCCATATGTTTAATTATAACTTTATTTAAACATGTAATTTCTTCAAAATCTACTATTTCGTGTAAATGCGTTGCAAATATAAAACTACTATTGCATTTATCTAAGTGTTGAATACCTGCAACAAAAATACTAATCGCTGACATTGTTTCAGTACCAGAGCATAATTCGTCTCCTAAAATAAGACTATTTTCGTTACATAAACGTAAAATAGTTCGCAATTCTGACATTTCTACTGCAAATGTAGATAACCCTTTAAAAATATTATCATTTCCAATAATACGAGTAAAAAGATATTGATATGGTTTAAAATTGAATTGTGAACACGGAACATATAGTCCTGCTTGGGCCATTACAATAGATATACCTAATGCACGTATAAGACTTGTCTTACCGACTGCATTTGTACCATAAAGTAACATACCATTTATTTTATCATCACCTAAAATAATGTCATTTGTTACATATAATTCGTTCATTTGAAATTGTTCCATCAAACAATGGCGTAATTGTTTCGCATCCACAAACGATTTTTCACTATTTATAATATTAGGTTTACAATAATTAAAAGTTTTTGCTAGATAACTTTTATTATGCAATACATCCATAATTGTAATAAAATTTATAATACTTTCTAATACATTTTGATAAGATTCAAACTCAGTAACAAATTTATTATATACTAAGGTTATAGCATCTTTCATAGAAATTTTGATAGATGAAATATTTTTACATAATTCATTGATTTGTTCATCTACAATACAATTATTCGTTGCACTCTGTTTTTCATATTCAAATTGTGTTTTTGATATAGTTAAATGAAATGTCTTTGTTTTATTATCATTACTAGTAAAATTTAAAGATACCAGTGATTTTTCTTTTGGTAAAGCATCTTGTAATAATTTACATCTTCTACTAGTACATACTAGTCTATAATTATTTTTTTCGGTTTCATTTATTTTGACATAATCATTTGATTTTATACTAGTTTTAGTTGTCTTTTTTTCTTTGTTTTCTATTAAACTACTTAGGTGACTTCTAATTACTTCTAATTTAGATTCAGAACTTCGTAATGTGTCTGTTTTTATATCTAAATCTACATCTACACCTAACTTTATAAAATTAATATCAAAATTTTGTAATTGATCAATATCTCTTGCTAATTCACAATTTATATTTTCATCAATAAAATTTATTATAGTGTCACAATATACTCCAATATCATTAATATTTGGTTCGTGGCACTCTAAATATTCCATAAGCGTTTTATTGTCATTAATTGAATTATATATTGTTTTGATAGTATTTATATTATTATACAAATTATAAAAAGCTTTAGGGGTTATTTTCTTTAAAAATATTTGTCGTTGCCATTTAGATATATCTTTTATAGTACCTAATTTCATTTTTAATAAATAATGGAATGACTCCCATTTAGTTAAATAGTATTCAGTAATGTCATATTCTTTTTGTAAATAATCTTCATCTGTTATTGGATTCAAAATAATATAATTAAATTTTCTTTTACCCATAGGTGTTTGACAATTATTTAACATTTGAGATACACACGAATATTTACTAGAATTTACATTTCCATCATTTATTATGTTTAATTGTTTTAATGAATGATTTGCTAATGTAAGACGTGTAGAACAATTTTCAAAAAAAGGCTCAGCTATTTTATTTACTAGATGTGGATTATGTTTATAAACAAAATCTAATAAATAACAAAAACTTTGAGTTGCAATATTGTATTCATAAAAATTTTGAATAAAAATATTATAGTCATCAAAATTATAAAATTTCGATAAAATTTCCTTCTGATATGGTTGTTTTTCACAATTATATACACATTTTATTTTTTCGGATTCAATATTTGTATTGTCGTTTTTCTCTGGTAAATGGATTTTATGAATTAACTTACTATTAATACCTGCATAACTGATAATATTTTCTATTTCTTTTTTGTTAGGTATATTGGTAATTAAAATTACTTCACTTGGATTATAAATCGAAATAAATCTTTCTAATTCATCATATGTAGTTGGATTATTTACATATTTTTCTTTAAATTGAAAAATAGATGTCTTACCAGTATATATATCTATGTTTGAAACACCAATCACAACATATTGTCCCTTTAATAATATTTTATTCTCAATTAAATGAATCCAAATACTTGTTATATTATTATTTAAACTTTCTGAATCATTTTGAAAATAAGTACCTGGAGAGAAAATACCTTTTAGGCTTCTAGTAGTATTTTTAGCAGCCTCATCCTGGTCGTACACTACTGCAGTATATCCTGCTTCTTGAATTTTCTTCAAATATTTCTCAATCATAAAATCTTTTACTCCTGCCATCATTACATTAGATTGTCCAACACATATTTTTTTATCAACAATATTTAATTCACATATTTTGGAGAAATCAATAATTTTACTACATGTCATTGTTTCTGTATCTTTATTATAGATACCATATACTTCATAAAAGGAGCCAACTAACATTAATAATATGGTATTGGCACCATATTCCTCTTGATAAAGTTTTGTTAATTCAAAATATTCTTTTATTAAAGACATATAATTATAGGTGCGAAATCTTTAATCTTGTTTTATTAAATTATAAATTTAGTATTTTTTTTTATAACATATATATGTATAATGAATCTTTTAGGGAGTCAAAAACAACACTCGTCTCTACGAAGTGTAGCTGTAAATACTGCTATTCTAACTAATGCTATGCAAAATAAAATTAATGTTTTATCTAGTAATAATAATAAACTAGTAGCTGATAGACAAAATCTAATTAATATAATCAATAATTTACAACAACAAGTTACAAAATTACAAGAATCTGTCCCTGCTATGGAAGTAAAACCACAAGTCCCTGCTATGGAAGTAAACCCACAAGTCCCTGCTATGGAAGTGAAGATACCTCAAAAACAATCACTTAACTTGAGTAGATTTCAACATAATGAAGTGAAACCATCTGTCTCTATTATTCAAGTGAAGACACCTGAAAAACAATCACTTAACT